CAGCGAGCTCGGCCGCGGTGTCGACGTCGATGCCGAGCGCCATCGCGTTCGGCTTTGACGAAAGCCGCCAGTTTGCGCCGATGACGGCGTCGACGATGCGCGAGACGCCGCCGGAAGCCCAGCCATCGTTGCGCGCCAGGTCGTGGATGCGCGCCGTGAGAATGTTGCGGTCGGCGGTGATCGCGACTTGCGGCGCGGGATTCCATGCCGACCAGGTCGAGAGATCCGGGTCAGTCAAGGACGCGCCGCGATAGGCGCGACCGAAACCTATCGACGGCATACTCGGGCGCGAATTATCAATTCCGCTTGAGCTCGCGGTAATCGGCCGCGCATCCGGCCCGAGAAGGACTGGTGTTGTCATCTTAGAAGGCAATCCTTCGAGCGCGCGGGCGTCCACCGACGGGGAGCGCGCCAAGAGCGACAAGTTGGCCCTCGAGGTCGTTGATGTAAGCGCGAAGCGCTCCCAACGTCGGGGCCGAAAATTCCATTTCCTTCTGGCCGTGATGAAGGCGTCGCACGCCACCATGAATGGCGATCTCGTGCAGAGCGGCTCGCGCCTCCTGCAGTTGCGCCTGGAGCGTTGCGACGTCGGTCATCTTAGGCGTCCGCCTGCTTTGCAGGGGCTGCGTCTTTCTTCGCCACAGGCGCCGGATCCTTGCGGGGAGCCGGGATGGTCACCGACTCGAGGAGGTCCGCCGCGCGCTCGAAGCGCTCGCGGTCGTGAGCAAAGTCGCCGTTTTTCGCCTGAGCGCGGAGGAAGTCCGCGAGTTCATTTGCTTCGTTCATTGTCTTTTCCCGTTGAGAGCCCGAGCCAAATTTTGCATCGGGCGGATGGGTTGTCTTTCTTTCGGAGCCGCGCCGCTCAGATCGCTCTCGCGCTTGTCGAGATCGATGTTCTGAACCGCCGCGCGGGCCGCGATCGCGTAAACCGTGCAGTCGAGCGCCTCCGCCGCCATGCCGCCGATTCTCTCGAACCGACGAACCGGGCGCCCAGCGATGCGCTTGATGACGCGCCGCTCGGACATGAGCTGCTCGAACCAGGAGAGCGGGAGCGACTTCGAAAACGAGATCGTCTCGCGGTTGCGCGCGAGGCGAACCAGGAGAGCCGCCTTGATCGTGTCGACGCCGATGATCCACAATCGGCCGCGACCGGAGATCGTGCCCTTGGCGATCTTGCCCTTCGAGGACTCGATCACCTGACGATTGCCATACATGCCCTTGCCGGCGAGAACGCCACGACGGGCGCGCGGCCAGCAAAACGCATAGACCTCATCGACCCAGCCGCCGTCGCCGGCGTCCACGACCGCCGCATCGACTCCGATCTTCCCGCCCAACGGGTGATCCCATTTCGTCGCGAGCATTTCGTCGAGCTCGCGCCAGGTCTCCTGAGCGCCAGGCGATCCCCAAATGACGAAGTGCGCCAGGGCGAACATTGCCGACCCGCGGCCCCAGCCATAGACGGCCGCCTCGAGGCGATCGTCCTGGACGTCGACGCCCACGGTGATGACCAGGACATCGGCCGGCAGCGGCAGCTTTTCGCCGTCTGTCAGCTCGGCGTTGAGGCCGATCGGCTGCACAAGCGCAGCCAAATCTTCCGGCGCGGTGTGATCAACCGACTCCGACCAGGGCTCGCCGAGAAGCGTGTTCTTGAACGTGCGCAGACGATCGGGATCGTCATGGATCTGCAGATATTCTGCTGCCAGCTTTCCCCAGCTCGCGTTGTAATGCGGGCTGATCAGCGCATTGAGCCGGAAGCCGGCGTGACCATCGACCTCTGGCCGCGTGGCGCGCCAGCGCCCGTCCGCGATCATCTGGCCTTTGTAGCGTTCGTCGATCAGAGAGCCGCATGCGGGGCAAGCCCAGCGCGCCGTGTTTGGCTCGCCCTTGTCCCAGCGAATGTGCTCCCAGAGCGGCTCTGAAAACTCGCCGCACTCGACGCATTTGATCTCATAGACGCGCTTGTCGCTCGCCTCGTATTCCCGACAGATCGTCGAGGTTTCGAGATCGACCGGCGTCGAGCCGCGCACAATTTTTCGATTGGCGAATGACAGCGTGCGCTTGATCGCCAGGTCGACCGGATCGCCTTCCGGCGTCGGCTCCATGCCATCCTCCTCGTCGATGAGAAGGATGCGAACCGTATGGCGCCGCAGGTTGCGCGGGCTTTTCGCCGCGACAATTTTCAGTGAGCCGCCAGGGAAGCGGCGATGCCGGATCGTGTTTCGACCCGTTTCGTCCATGTCGCCGGAGAGGAGCCCGGCGACGACTGGCGTCGCCTCGAAGATCGGCTCCATGTCCGACACGACATAGTCGCGGCAGTCGTCCTCGGTCGGCAGCAACAGCAAGAGCGGCGACGGCTCGTTCGCCACATAGCTCGCCAGGACGCCGGTCAGTAGGGTTGTATAGCCGACGCGGGCCGCTTTGCGGACGGTGACCCGCTCTATAGCTGGATCCGAAATTGCGTCGGCTATACCTCGTTGAAATGCCCATAGCCGAAGACGGCCGCTCTTGGCGGCGACGCCCTCCGGAAGGCGCATGTTCGATTCAATCCACTGCGACAGCGGGATCCGCGGCGGCGGGCGCAGTCGGCGAAGCGCGTTCTTTTCGACGCGCGCAAGCGTCTCACTCACCCTCGGACGCCTCCTCGAGCGCGTCCCGGATCGAGCGATCGATCACGTCGGTGTCGTGCCGGGTCAGGTGAGGCAGAGAGAGCGTAAGGTCGCTCGGGATGGCGAGCATTTTTGCGCGAATGAAACTCAGGATTGACGCCCAGCGCCGCTCGACCTCGATGGCCGGGACAAGCTCGCCGCGAAGCGTCGCGTTTTTGATTGCCGCGTGGTCAGCCTGCTCTTTCGCAAACCGCGCACGCTGCTCGGTGAGCCCGAGCTGCTTCTCCTCGCCGCCGCGGCCTGCGGCGACGTCGCGAAGATGCCGGACGTAATTCCTGATCGACTGCGCGACGATATATTCGCCGCGGCCTTTTTTAACGACGATGCCACGCGCAGCGAGATTGCGCACGGTCTTCTCGTCACAGTCAAAGAGCTGGGCGAGAACCGCGCTCGATACGATGCCGCTGACTTGCTGCGGTTGCTTGTCACTCATTTAGTGCTTGCGCCGAAGCGCCTTTACCTCGTCGAAGGTCTTGCCAGAAGACTCAAGCGTCGCCCGTTTTCCGGTGAAGTTCTGCCAGCGCTCGACAGCGACATCGACGTAGGCCGGGTTCAATTCGATCGCGTAGATGCGGCGCCCGCTCATTTCGCCGGCGATGATCGTCGTCCCGGATCCCGAGAAGGGCTCATAGACGGCGTCGCCTGCTTGCGAATTATTCTCGATCGGCCGCTTCATGCATTCGACAGGCTTTTGCGTCGAATGCCCGGTGTCGGATTTGATGTGCTCGATATTCCAGACCGTCGACTGCTTACGGCCGCCGACGTAGTGCCCGACCTGGCCCTGCTTGACCGCGTAAGTTGCGATCTCGTGCTCGGGCACGAAATGCCAGTTCTCGTCTTCACCTTCACGAACGCCGTAAAAACAGGGCTCGTGCTGGTGATGATAGTCGCCGCGCGACAGGACATGCCGCGTTTTGACCCAGACGATCTGGGCGCGAATTTTGAATTTCGTCGCGATCAGGCTCGCCGCGACATCGCCCGCGAAAGTTCCCGCGTGCCAGATATACGCGACCGAACCAGGGAAGAGAGCCCAGGCCTCGCGCCAGTCGGCGCGATCGTCGTTTAAGACCTTGCCGACGGCGGCTCCCGGCGAAGCAACGCCCGCCTTTTGCCGCCAGCTGGCGTCGTATTTCACGCCGTAGGGAGGATCCGTCACCATTAGGTGCGGCCGTACCCCCCCCATCAATTTCCGTGCCACGTCGGCGTCGGTGCTATCGCCACAGATTATGCGATGATTTCCCAGGATCCAGACATCGCCCAGCTCGCTCACCGGCTCGACCGGGATAGGCGGAGTTTCGTCCGGATCGGTCAGACCGCCGGCGACGCCCGACATGATCGAGGCGAGCTCCGACTGCGAGAAGCCGATCGTGCCCATGTTGAAGCCGGCGTCGGACAGCTCGCCGAGCTCCTCGGCCAAGAGCGCCTCGTCCCAGCCGGCGTTGAGCGCCAGCTTGTTGTCGGCCAGGACGTAGCCCCGGATTTGATCCGGCGTCCAGTCGGCCCCGACCGTCAGCGTCGGCACCTTTTCCAGGCCGGCGAGCTTCGCCGCCTCCAGGCGGCCGTGTCCGGCGACGATCATGCCCTCCGGCGTGACCAAGATCGGGTTTGTGAAACCGAACTCCCGGATCGACGCCGCCAGCTGCTCGACTTGCTCAGGCGAATGTGTGCGGGCGTTTTTGGCGTAGGGCGCGAGATCAGAGATCAGGCGCAGGGTGATCCGGTCAGCCTTCAAAAAGCGCTCCACGGGGCCCCTTTTGGAACCGGAACCCCTCAATTTTTTGTTGTATAGGACGAAATGCCGGGCTGCCCGGCCAC